TCTTTCAGCAGCGAAACAGAAGGTGTTGAGCGCTGGTTTGGTATCGAGATCCTTGGTCACGAAGCTGGCGAATGCGACCTGACCCGCCTTAACAACAAGGCCCCGCTGCTCTGGATGCACGACTGGGACGATCAGCGTGGGGTAATCGAGCAGGGTACCGCCCGCATCGACCAAGACAAGAAAGGCCGCTGTAAGGTCCGTTTCAGCCGCTCAGAGGACGGTGAAAAGCTTTTTCAGGATGTAGCTGATGACATTGTTACCAAGGTATCGGTTGGCTACTTCGTCAATGGCCTGCGCCTTGTTGAAGAACGTGACGGCGTCGATGTGTTCCGCGTGTCCTGGACTCCCTATGAAGTGAGCCTTGTTTCTGTCGCCGCAGATGATGACGTTGGCGTTGGCCGCTCACTGGAAATCCCCCAAGAGGATGGGGAACAGCCGACAGGCGATGCTGGCACCATTGAGCGTGGCACGACCGCTAAAAACTCAACTACTGAGGAAGTCAGAACGATGAACGAAAAAATCCTGCGTGACGGCAAGGGCAACCTGGTCCGTGCCATGGTTGATGCCGAGGGCAAGATCCTCGAAGTGCTCGAAGTGCTGGAAGAGGCGGGTGCCGATGTTCGCAACGCCCAAACTGGCGCCGCAAAAGCCGAGCGCGAGCGCACCGCATCTATTCTGCAGATGGGCACCCAATACGACTGCCGCGATCTGGCCGAAAAAGCCGTTGCCGCAGGCGATACCGTAGACGCATTCCGCGCTGCGGTGCTTGACCACATCAACACCCGTGGCGCCAAGAAGCCGGCAGGCCAGCCAGCCCAGCCTTCCCAACGCTCCGGCACTCCGCTTTCCGAGATGCAAAGCGCCGACATCGGCCTGACCGATCAGGAAGTGCGCAACTACAGCATCTTCCGTGCTGTGCGCGCCCTGCAACCCAATGCGACCCGGGCTGACCGCGAAGCAGCCGCATTCGAACTCGAGTGCTCCGAGACTGCCCAGCGTCAACTCGGCAAGACCGCCCAAGGCATCCTGATCCCGCAGGACGTACTGAACTCCCGCGCCTTCAATGCTGGCGGCGCAGCCAATACCCCGAACGGTGCGCAGTCCGGCCAGAACCTGGTTGATACCACCTTTATGGGTGGCAGCTTTATCGAGATGCTGCGCAATCGCACCACCATCATGCGCCTGGCCACCACCATGGGCGGGCTGGTCGGTAACGTTGACATCCCCCGTCAAACCGGTGGCGCGACTGCCTACTGGCTGGGTGAAGGTGAAGATGCGCAAGAAGGCACTCCGACCATCGGTCAGCTCGAGCTGTCTCCCAAGACCTTGGCTGCCTATACCGATATCACTCGCCGTCTGCTGATGCAGTCCAGCATGGATGCAGAAGGTATTGTGCGCCGCGACCTGGTAAATGCCATGGCGCAGGCGATCGACTTTGCCGGTTACTACGGCAGCGGCGCTGGCAACCAGCCGCGCGGCATCAAGAACTACACAGGGATCAACGCCGTTGATTTCACCGCCCTGCAACCAACCTTCAAAGAGTTGGTTGACATGGAGTCGGCCATTGCTGCCGATAACGCCGATATCGGCCAGATGGGTTACATCGGTAACGCTACCTTCCGTGGTCACTGTAAGACCACCGCGAAGTTCGGCACCGGTACCGAATCCACCATCTGGGAGCCGGGCAACACTATCAACGGCTACAACACCGAGATCAGCAACCAGATCGCCTCCGGCGATGTGTTCTTCGGCAACTTCGCCGACATGCTGATCGGAATGTGGGGCGGTCTGGATCTGACTGTTGACCCGTACAGCCTGAGCAAGTCCGGCGGTCTGCGTCTGGTAGTGTTCCAGGACGTTGATTTTGTCCTGCGCCGGGTCGAGTCGTTCTGCTGGGGCAGCCAAAACGTCGCGTAATTAATGGGTGGCCGCCGGTGGCGGCCACCTTCCATCCAAGAGGGTGACCGGATGAAAAGCTATGTATTGAAACTGACCTGTGCGATCGCCATCGATGGTCAGATCCACAAGCCGGGTTCGCTGGTGGAAGTGAGCGAGGCGGAAGCCAAGAACTTCCTCCATCGCGGCAAGGCGGTACTGGCGACCGCAGAAGATGGTGTTGAGCAGCAAGAAGAGCATGCCGGCACGGATTATTCCAGCTGGACCAAGCCTGCCTTGCTTGAGTGCGCCAAGAAGCTCGGTGTTGAAGTGGCCAGCGGCATGACCAAGGATCAGATCATCGATGTTATCGAAGCGGCGCCTGCTGGTGCTGACGATGACGCCGATCGGAAAGAGGGCGAGTAAATGCGCGGTGTAACTCGAATCGTACTGGCCGTATCGGCCTCTATCGCTGCATCCGGTAACGGCGCGGCGGTGAACGTCAGTGATTTTCAAGGCATCTGCCAGCTCATTATGAACTCTGGCCCGACCAACGCTGGCACCAACGCCGTCAAGCTGCAGCACAGCGATGATGGTTCGACCAACTGGGTTGATGTGCCAAATGGCGCATTCCCTGCGGTTGGCACCACTGCGGCGGCCCCATCGATCACCATGAATGCGGATGCGCTGAAAAAGTTTGTGCGGGTGGTGGATACCCTGGCCGGCGGCGCCAACGCCGTGGTGCGCGGGGTGTCGCTGGTCGGCCGTAAGCAGTACACCTGATGCGCGGGCCGTCCTGGGAGAACCTGGACGCCTTCCTGCAATTGGATAGTAGCGGCGGGTTTGCAACACCCGCCGTTGTTCATTTTGGGGATGGCAGCACCAGAACCATTTCAGTGATCTTCGATGATCCCTATCTCAACGCCCAGCTTGGCGAGTATGAGGCAGACACCAGCGAGCCACGCATCAGTGGCAAAGAGGTGGACATGGTTGGCATCAGCCGGGGTGATGAGGTGGTGGTGGCCGGAGAGCGGTTTGATGTGATGACCAGCCCGCAGGCAGATGGCACCGGCTGGGCGCTGGTGACGATGGTACGGCAGGGGCCGCAGCATGCTGCACTTTGACGTTGATATTGCTCAATTGCTTCAGGTCACCGAAGACCTGGGTGCTACCAGTAAGCAGGTGGTGCTCTCGCTTAAGCGCGCGTTGAACAGAACGCTAACCTCTCTTCGAAAATCATCAGTCAAAGACCTGAAAAGAGAGCTGATGCTTGGCGCCGCCTCAAACCTTCGCAGCCGGGTCAAGCAAACCCAGATGCGAATAAAGAACAACGAGGTTAAAGCTGATCTCTGGTTTGGCCTTAACCCCGTATCTGCCAGCAGTCTGAAAGGAAGGGCAAAAAAAGAATCATGGGGGGCGTCAAAGCAGAATTACTTATTCAAGGATGGCTTTGTCGGGAAGATGCCTAACGGCCACCACTCCATTTTTAAGCGCAAAGGTAAGGCGCGCCTCAAGATCGAAGAACAGACGGTTGCCATAGAAGAAGATGCCAGCGATTACGTTGAAAGCGAGGTATTTGACGAGGTGCTGACCGTATTTTGGGGGCATTTTGAGCGTGACTTGCGCGCCAGGGTTAAATATCAAATAGGTGCCTCATGAACGCCAATACCAATATCGATCTCTCCGTGGTGCATGATGCCATCGTGGCCGATATCAAGGCCGCTTTCCCCGACCTGAAAACAGTCGAATTCTACCGGGAAGATCGCAAATCTCTGGTCACCCCGGCATGCCTGCTGGAGCTCACCGAGCTGGAGGCTGATCCCGATAACGACCCTGGCACCGAGCAGCTGGCTGTGCTGGCAAAGTTTGAGGCTGAGTTGGTGATCGGGTTTCGGCCACAGGCTGGCAGTATGGCCAAGGCCAAGCTCTCCATCAGGATGCTGGCTGCGTCTCTCGAGGCGTGGCTGCGGATGCGCCGCTGGACCAACCCTGCCGACCCTGCCAAGAAGTTGCCAACCGGTGAGGCGATGGTGATCGGAGCCTATCAGGATGATTTCTCGGTGATGGGCCGCCGTCAGGATCAGGATCTCTCCCAGTTCGAGGTATGGCGGGTGGAGTGGCAGCAGCGACTGCACCTTGGCGAAACCGTCTGGACCGATGAAGGCGTTACCCCTGGCCGCATCTTTGTGCGCGAAGATGTCAGAGCAGACATTGACGGCACCGCTGTCTATTTCGACTTTGAAGAGTGGGCCGGTGATGTGGCCTGTATCGGTGGGCAGCTCGGCTTTGGCGACTGCCAGCCTGGTGATGACATCACGGAGATCACCCCATGAGCGATTACAGCCTGGGCGAGTTGTCGCGCCAGATTGCAAACCTGATCAGGGTGGGGGAGGTCGCAGAAACTGACTTTACCGATCCGGATGCACCCAGGGTAAAGGTGGCAGTCTCCGGCTTCGACTCTGATTGGCTGCCGTTCGGCGCAAAGCGGGCAGGTAACACCAAGACGTGGAGCCCGCTCAGCATTGGTGAGCAGGTGCTGATCCTGTCGCCATATGGCGATCTTGGGCAAGCCATCATCGTCTGCAGCCTGTACTCGGCTACCAATCCGGCACCAGCCAGCAGCGCCAGTCTGGATAAAGAGCTCTACCCTGATGGCACCAGCATCAGCTATGACAGCGCCAGCCACACACTGAATGCCACCATCGATACCACCACCATCACTGCCGATCGCGGCAAGATTGCACTTGCTGTTGGCGGCGTGACATTCGTCATCACGTCCAGCGGCCTTGATATTCAAGGCGGGCAGGTTACTCACAACGGCAAGAATATCGGTTCAGATCACGCTCACAGCGGCATTCAGCGCGGCGGACAGAACACCGACGCCCCTATCTGACGGAAATCCCCCAAGAGGTGCTGAACGTGGTGGCTGGCAACAATGCAACCATGAACGGCACCAATTCACTCACAGGCAAGCGCCTGAGCGGGATCCAGCACCTGCGACAAAGCATCACCGACATATTGGGTACCCGTATCGGCACCCGGGTGATGCGCCGCGCCTATGGCAGCCGGATCCCCAGTCTGATTGATGCCCCCATGAATCGCGCCACGCTGATCGACATCTACGCCGCCACGGCGGAGGCGCTGCAGCAGTGGGAGCCCCGTTTCAGCCTTGAGCAGGTGCAAGCCGTTGCCGCATCCCCTGGTTATATCGAGCTGGACCTGTATGGCGAGTATCTACCAGACGGCCAGAAGGTGACCATCGACGGGATCGTGATCGACAAGCTTGCCCAGCCAGAGGCGAACGTCTGGAACTTTACATCGTGGGCAGCGCAGGTCGAACGCTGCTGCCTGCTTGGATTCGCAAGTTGAGGTTTAATCTATGACCACCACTGCCGCCGGGGATGTCGCCGTTGCCCGCCTGAACAAGGCGACAGAAGCCTTTGAGAAGATCATCACTGGCGCCAGCAATCAGGTAGTTGATGTGCCTGGTTACGGAAATCAGCCCACGCTGGCAGCCCGCGTTGATGAGCGGCTTGATGAAACCACCGCCACGGCGGCAGCGGAGGCCAATCGCTCACGCGATGAAGCAGACCGCTCCACCACTCAGGCCAACGCCGCCGCCAATTCGGTGACGCTGGCCACCACAGAATATAACAAGGCCAAGACCCAAGCCGATCGGGCTCAGTCAGAAGCAGATCGCGCAGCGCAGATTACCGGTTTATCCACCGTTGCAGATGCCATCGGCTTGGCTGCTTTGCCATTTCCGGATGTATGGATCCCACTCAGTGATTCGCTGCTCATGTTTGCAGGCCAGGGCCGCGAGGTGAAGGTGGGGGATGATGTTGTAGGCCGCTACGTGAGTTTCGCGCGTGCCTCCTCTGCCTGGTATTTCGATAAGTCTGGTGTGTTGCGGCAGGCAGCTATCAATGAGCCCCGCTATGAAGCAAAGGGGTTGTTGGTCGAAGGACCATCTACAAACTTGCACAAGTTTTCCTGGTTTGATGGTACGTATCGAACGGACCAAATGCCATACAACGTAAATTATTCAGCGGTTACAGATGCTAGATTCAATTTTACCGTAGGGCGTTTTTCCCGCGATACAACCCCGGCAGTAACTCACGCAGTTATAAACCGTAACATAGCCGCACTAGCCGGCGTGGCCTATTGTGGCTGCGCGTTAATAAAAGACGACGGCGCAGGAAGTGTTGAGTTGTGGTTGCGGGACCAAAGCGGACTAGTAAACGCAGCGCGAGTTGTTGTCGATTTAGTTACAGGGCAAACCACCACGTATTCCGGCGGAAATTTCACTCAGTGCTATGGCGGGGCTATTTATAAGGGCGGGGGATGGTGGCTTATATGGGTTACAGGTACGCCGCCCGCCGATGTCACCATCCAAAATCAATTTTATATTAAAAACAGCCTCGCGGAGCCGGGGCAACCTTCCGAGGCCGTATTGTGCGCATTTATGCAGCTTGAAGCGGCGGCGTTTCCGTCTTCATATATCCATACAACCGGGGCCGCAGCCACCCGCGCGGCGGACTACCCGTTTATACCAGCTATAAATGGCGGGGCTGAAATAGCCACGGTCGCTGTCACTGTGTCGGTAAATTGGGCATCTATTTCGGCCCCGAACCCTGCGCCGAGGATATTTAGCGTTAGAGCCGCTGGGGTCAGCGCAAGGGCTTGGGATGCGTCAATAGGGCCTGGTTCAATCAGTTCAGAAATTAATGCAAATAATTTCGGCGGTTTGACAAACGCTGGTTCTGTCGTGGCAAATTTCAAAAGCGGCCAGGTTTTTACTGGAATTAAAACGCCTGCTGGTTTGAGTACCGTAACGCCGTCTGGCAGAAAGGACGGTTCACAAGGAACTAGTCCAGGCTTTGAAGATGCAATGTATTTGGGCTGTCAAAAAGCTGCTTCTACCCGCCACTTAAATGGGCACCTGCGTGACCTGAGGATTTGGCACTTTGAGCTAACTGATGCCCAAATTAAGGCCCTGCGATGACCAGTCACTACTGCACAGGGCTTGTCCCAGTCTCCACAGGTACGAACAGCTGCTGGCATTTCTGGAAGGACAAAACCCATGACCATGATTGATCTCTATCTCAAAGCTGGCAGCAAGTCGGCCATGACGCAGGCCCTCAAGACGGCGGGCTTTAGCCAAGATTCTGACAGTGGGGCACTCTATCACCCTGAGGCCTCGCTTGATGTGATCGGCACCATCTACCAGCCTACCGGGGAAACATCGCTGGTGGATGGCGAGGAGGTGCCGGTGATGGCCGAAGTTACCGGCTATCACGTCAATGTGCGGACTGCATCACAGGATGTTGCTGATGCGCTGGCTGATCTGCGGACTTATCCGGTTACGCCGGCACGGGTTTGGGCATAACGATGACTAGCGCATTCACTGCCGTCAACCTGTCGCAACTTCCGCCGCCTGTGGTGGTGGAGCAGCTAGACTTCGAAACCATCTTTGCCGATATGTTGGCCGATCTGCAGAGTCGCGATCCGGTGTTCACAGCGCTGGTGGAGAGTGACCCTGCATTCAAGATCCTCGAGGTGGCCGCTTATCGCGAGGTGTTGCTGCGCCAGCGGGCCAATGAGTCTGCCAAGGCGGTAATGCTGGCGTTTGCCAATGGCGCTGATCTGGATCAGGTTGGCGCCAACAGTAATGTGCCTAGGCTGGTTATTATCCCCGGCGATCCTGCAGCCATCCCGCCGACCAAGGATGTGATGGAGGCTGATGATGATTACCGCCTGCGCATCCTGCTGTCGTTCGAGGGGTATACCACTGCAGGTTCGATCGGTAGTTATGTCTATCACGCCATCAGTGCGTCCGGTGACGTGCTTGATGTGGGGGTTGATAGCCTGGTTCCCGGCCGCGTCAATATCGCGGTGCTATCTCGTACAGGATTCGGGGTGCCGCCGCAGGCGACGCTGAATGCCGTGATTGCAGCAACGACCTCAGAGATTGTGCGGCCGCTATGCGATACGGTGGTGGTATCTGCCGCCGATGTGGTTAATTTCCAAATCGGTGCCGTACTCGACTTCTTCCCTGGGGTGGGGCAACAGCAAGCGCTGGAAGCTGCTACCTCAAGCGCACAAGCCTATGCTGCCGAGATGCACAAGCTCGGGATGGATATCACCCTAGACGGTGTCTATGCCGCCTTGCGCAGGCCTGGGGTGCAGAAGGTCAACCTTTCCTCTCCGGCTGCGGATATACCTATTCAGTGGAATCAGGCGCCGCATTGCACCGCAATCAATATCACTGCCGGGGTGATCCGTGAGTAGCGGATCTCTGCTGCCATCCAGTGCCAGCGCCCAAGAGGTTGCGCTGGCGCTGACGGTTTCCCGCCTGTCTGATGTGCCTATCCGCACCCGCGAGATATGGAGCCCTGACAATTGCCCCGCCGATCTGCTGCCGTGGCTGGCGTGGGCGTTCGGGTGTGATGAGTGGTCACCGGATTGGTCAGATGAGGCCAAGCGGCAGACCATCCGCGAGGCGGTACTGGTGCAGCGCCGCAAGGGGTCGGTATGGTCGGTGCGGCGTGCGCTGGCCAACGCCGGTTATGGCACGGCGCAGATCATCGAGGGTATTTACGGCGCCACCTATAACGGCGTCCTCAAATATAACGGCCTTTCAACCTTCGGCTCGCCTGATGAGTGGGCAAAGTACCGAGTCATCCTAGATCGCCCAATTACCAACCAGCAGGCCGAGCAGGTGCGCCGCATTCTGAAATACACAGCACCAGCTCGCTGCCACCTGGTATCACTTATTTTCACCGAGGCTGCCAACCTGTATGACGGGGCACTTGGTTATGACGGCACCTATAACTACGGGACTGCGTAATGGCAAATGTAACGGAAACCCCCAGCTATGATACTGGCATCTATCAAATCGAAACCACTGACCCGGTGCTTGGCGGTCCCAATGGCATCGCCAACGCGCAAGCAAAAGGGTTGGCAAACCGCACCGCCTTCCTGAAACAGCAGATCGACCAGCTTAACTCCGGCAATCTGACGCCGAGCTGGATAGCATCAAAAGACCATGTGCAGGGTGAGCTGCAGAAACTGGACAGCAAGCAGAGTGTGCGGGCCGCCACAGTGGCGAATATCACCCTCTCTGGTGCCCAGACCATTGATGGCGTGGTGCTTACCGTGGGTGATCGGGTACTGGTAAAAGACCAGACCACTGCCGCCCAGAATGGGATATACCTGGTTGCAGCACAAAGCTGGGCGCGTTCTATAGACGCTGATAGCGGAGAGAAACTTACTGGTGGCGCAAGAGTTCCTGTTGAGGGCGGAACCGTTAATGCAGGAAAGGTGTGGTATTTGTCAAGCACCGGGGCGATCAGTATTGGCTCAACAGGTCTCTTGTTTATTGATGAGCGCCGCTCCGCGTCCTTATCGCAACCTGGCATTGTTATTCTTTCATCTGTTGCAGAGGCTATTGCAGGAAATGATGATCAGAAGGCTGTCACTCCAAAGGGGGCGCTCGAGGCTGCGTTTAGCGCTTACCCTGTAGGCGCCCCAATACCATGGCCAACAGCTGTCCCTCCTTCAGGTTTTTTGGTGATGAACGGCCAGTCATTCAGTCCTGCAACCTATCCAAAACTTGCGCTGGCGTACCCAAGCGGAGTTCTGCCAGACCTTCGCGCTGAGTTCATTCGTGGCTGGGATAGCGGGCGTGGTGTGGATGTTTCTCGGGCACTGCTTTCCTCTCAAGGTGATGCCATCCGTAATATATCAGCCTCATTCGATTTGCACGGGGAAAACACCAATGGAGAACCAGTTGGCTCAGCCACTGGCGCTTTCTCATACGCCAGCCAAATTGGTGGAGCAAGTTCTATTTTCTCCGTTACAACTACGCCACTAAAAAATAATGGGCGGGTGACGTTCAATGCCGCATCTGTTGTCCCGACAGCGGTAGAAAACCGCCCACGCAACATTTCATTTAACTACATAGTGAGGGCTGCATGATGAATGAACCGCGTGTTGTTTGGGGTATGGATGGCTTTGCCTCAGACAGTGGATGGGAGTTGGCTCATTGCATAAATCAAGCTACTGGTGAGTACCTGTATTCTCAGGATGTATGGGTTTCTGTTGGTACATCTATGCCGGCAGGGGCTTTTATTGATCCACCACCTCAGAGTGAACAAGGGAAAGCCATTGTTCGTCAGCATGGCGCTTGGGAGTTGGTTGATGATCTGCGTGGCACCGTAGCTTACAACAAGCAGACCAGGCAATCAGAAGTTGTCAATGCGCTTGGCATGCTCCCTGAGCAGCTGACATTGTTGGTTCCGCAGTCACAGTTTGATGTGTGGAATACCACGGTTGGCGCATGGGTTAAGGATGCCACTGCCGAGCAAGCGTGGTTGACTCAGCAGGCACAATCACAGAGAACCAACTTGCTTGGTGAGGCTAGCATCGAGATTTCCGCGCTGCTTGATGCGCTTGACCCTGCCATCATCTCAAACCCTGACGATCAGGTTCAGGCAAAACTGATGGAGTGGAAAACCTATCGAGCATCGCTGGCCATCATTGATTGCAGCGTCCACCCAGTTAACTGGCCTGCAAAGCCGCAGTAACCAGTACAACAAACCCCGCTCCGGCGGGGTTTTCTATTGCTGCCACCACTGGAAATCCCCCAAGAGGATGGGAATGCACCGCAAAGCCATGATGACAGCACGATCTTAAACCGTGTCCATCGAGGCCAAGCACATGTCTGAACTGTTCCTTCATGGTATCGAGGTCATCGATATTGACTCCGGTCCCCGCCCTATCTCCACCGTTCGTTCCAGCGTCATCGGCCTGATCGGCACCGCCCCAAATGCAGATGTTACCCAGTTCCCGCTCAACACCCCGGTGCTGATCGCGGGCAGTCGTCGTGAAGCGGCTGGCCTGGATACGCTGGGCACCGGCGAGGGGACGCTGCCACCTGCCATAGACTCCATCTTTGATCAGTGCGGCGCGGTGATCATCGTGGTGCGGGTTGAGAAAGGCTCCAGCGATGCAACCACGCTTGCCAACATCCTGGGTGGGGTCAATGCGACGACTGGCAACTATGAAGGTGTTCACGCCTTCCTGGGGGCGAAATCTGCCGTTGGCTTCTCGCCGAAGGTACTGATCGCCCCTGGCTTCACCGACAAGCGGGTCACCGGTGGCGTCACCGCCATCACAGTGACCACTCAGGGCACCGGCTACACCAGCGCCCCGACAGTTGCCCTCTCCGGTGGTGGCTCTGGCACTGGCGCCAAAGCCAAGGCGGTACTCGGTACCGGCACCAGTGCGGGAAAGGTGGTCTCTGTCATCGTGGAAGATGCCGGCAGCGGCTACACCGCCGCGCCGACTGTCGCCTTCTCTGGCGGCGGTGGCACTGGCGCAGCCGCAACCGCATCCTTCGGTACCGTAGGCAACGCCGTGGTCGCCGAGCTGGTAGGTATCGCCGAGAAGCTGCGCGCCGTCATCATTGCCGATGGCCCCAACACCACCGACGCAGCCGCCATCGCCTATGCCGGCGACTTTGGCAGCAAGCGGGTGTTTTTGGTTGACCCCAAGATCATCAAGACCGACGAAGGCGGCAACAACGTCACCGAATGGGCATCCCCCTGCGTTGCGGGGCTTATCGCAAAGAGCGATAACGAGAGAGGATTCTGGTGGTCACCGTCGAACCAGAACATCAACGGCATCATCGGCACGGCGCGCCCCATCGATTTCACCCTGGGCGATACCAGTAGCCGGGCCAACCTGCTCAATGAGAAGAAGGTCGCCACCATCATCCGCGAGGATGGCTATCGCTTGTGGGGTAACCGCACCCTGTCGAGCGATCAGAAGTGGGCCTTCCTCTGCGTGGTGCGTACCGCAGACATGATCAACGAGTCCATTCTGGTGAATCACCTGTGGGCGGTGGATCGCGGCATCACCAAGAACTACGTCACCGATGTGACCGAGGGGGTTAACGCCTACCTGCGCAGCCTGGTCAACAAGGGCGCCATCCTTGGTGGCAACTGCTGGATCGACCCTGACCTGAACACACCGGACCAGATCGCCCAGGGCAAGATCGTGTTTGATTTCTCGTTCACCCCTGTGTACCCGGCTGAGCACATCGTGTTCCGCAGCCATCTGACCAATGATTTCATCACGGAGATCTTCTAAATGGCAGCCCGCGACATTCGCAAGAATTTTAACGCCTTCGTCGATGGCCGCGGCTATGCCGGGCAGGTCGATGAATTCAACGCCCCCAAGCTGACCCTGCAGACCGAGGAGTTTCGGGCTGGCGGGATGGACGCACCCATTGATGTGACCATGGGTATGGAAAAGCTGGTGACAGATTTCAGCCTCAAGGCCTATGACCGCAACGTGCTGGCCCTGTTCGGGATAACCGAAGGTGCCCGCGTCCCGCTGGTGTTGCGCGAACAACTCGAGTCGTTTGATGGCACCACCACTGCTGTGGTGCACACCATGCGCGGCAAGATCACCGAGTTGGACCCCGGCACCAGCAAGCCTGGCGATCTGCCATCGCTCAAGGTCACCATGAGCCTGACCTATTACAAGATGCAGCACGGCGATCAGGTGGTGCACGAGATCGACGCCGAGAACATGGTGCGCATTATCAACGGCACTGACATTCTGGCCGCCGCCCGCAACGCGCTGGGCATCTAACCCTGCTGGCAGGCTTGCCCTGCCGGCTCATCCATTCAAACCGGTGAGACCATGGAAAACAAACTCCCTCAATACCTGAAAATCAACGATGACGGCAGCGCCGATATCACCCTGTCACGTCCGGCAGATATTGGCGGCGCCAAAGTTGCCATGCTGCGCATGCGCGAGCCGACCGTGGGTGATCAAGAGATCACCACCCAGATGAGCGGCAGCGACGCAACCCGCGAGATCACCGCGTTTGCCAACCTGTGCGGGCTGGCACCGGATGATATCCGCAAGCTGCCGATGCGCGACTATGGCCGCCTGCAGCGGGCTTACACCGCTTTTCTCGACTAGCACCTGAGTACATCCGCCAAGGGGTGTTAGCACTGGCCTCCCACACAGGCTGGTCACTGGCGGAGATCAGCGCCCTGCGCACGTCACGGTTTATATGGTGGATAAAGGGGCTGCCCAAAGACGATGGCAAATAAAAAACTCTCGGCAACCATCACCATCGGCGGGGCGGTTGCCTCCAGTCTCAAATCTGCATTTGGTTCGGTAAAGGGCGGGGTCAACGAGGTTGGCTCCGCCATTCGCAATGCCGAACGGCAGCAAAAGCTCCTTTCTCAGTCAATCCAGACATTCGGCAAGCAAGGCCGCAATGTCGATGGGTTGCGTCAAAAATATGTGGCCATCACCAGCCAGATTGACCGGCTGCGCGAGGCGCATGAACGCCTTAACCGGATCCAGCGCCAGCAACAGGAAAACAAGGCGCATCGCAGCGAACTGGGCGGGAAGATAGTCAACACGGCCGCCGCTGGTGCAGCGATCGCGCTGCCATCTTTCGCCATGTTCAAGCAGTCATCACAGTTCAGCTATGACCTGATGATGATCGGCCTGACCGCTGAGATGACCAAGAAGGAAATTGACGCGCTCGGCGGCACAATGGTCACCCTCTCAGACCAGACGGGTGTCAGCCAAGAGAACATGAAGAATGCCTTCGGCTTTCTGGTTGCCGCTGGCCAGGGTGTTGGTGAAGCCCAAGAAAACCTGAAATCCATCGGTAAAACGGCAAAGGCGACCGGATCTGATATTGAGGATGTGGCCCGTGCCTCATTCACCATGGGCGATGCGCTCAAGGTGAAGCCGGATGCCATGCTGCAAGCGCTAGACATGCTGGTGACTGCGGGCAAAGAAGGTAAGTTTGAATTCAAGGCCATGGCCGCCGAGCTGCCAGGGCTTGGATCATCATTCCAAGCCTTGAAGATGACCGGCGCTGAGGCTGTTGCCACTATGGGATCTGCGCTGCAGATCGCCATCAGGGGCGCAAAATCAGAGGAAGAAGCCGCCAACAACATGTCCAACTTCCTCGCCAAATTGATGACAGAGGAAACCGCCAAGAAGGCGGAGAAGATGGGCGGCAACATATCCAAGGTCATCCGGGATGCGCAAGCGTCAGGAGCCAACCCCATCGAAGCGGCGATTGCCGAGATCAACCGCATCACCAAGGGCGGCGATCAGGAGCTGATAACCAAGCTGTTCGGCGACATGCAGGTTCAGAACTTCATTCGCCCAATGCTGCAAAACCTCGAAGAGTACCAAAAGATCAAGCAGAAGGTGCTTGCGTCTCAAGGGGTGATAGAGCGTGACTGGGCAACCGTCATGGCCAGCAGCAAGGAAAAGACAGAGCGGCTATCAAATTCGGTGTGGGGTCTGACCGAGGCGATAGGTGGCGCTCTTGATCCAATCGTTGGGAAGCTCGCCGACACATTAATGCCGGTGGTGGCGGCTACTCGAGACTTTGTAAAAGCAAACCCCAAGCTGGTGGGCGGGGTGATCGCTTCCGCTGCAGCGTTCACCACCCTGAGACTTGCCGTGCTCGGCACTAAATTCGCCTTCACATTCCTTCGCGGAGGGTTGCTTGGCGGTGCTGGGGTGATGGAGAAGATGAGAGCCGGCGCCTTGCTTGCAGGTCGGGCCCTCCCATTCGTAGCAACAGGCATCCGGGGCATCGGCCTTGCCTTTGTATCGACCGGGATCGGGGCCTTGCTCGCAGGTGTAGCCCTTGCTGGTCTTGCAATATATCAGCACTGGGATGGTGTTTCAGCTTTCATGGGGGGAGTATTCGACGGCATCAAGGTCGGACTGGAACCCGCCATCAACGCATGGAAAGGACTTGGCGAGGCGCTTGGCATTACTGACAAGGTAACCGCGCTATGGGAAGGGTTCAAAAAACTGCTTGAACCGGTCATCTATACCAAGGATGAGCTGGGCAAGGCCAGTTCGGCAGGCAAGAATTTCGGCGTAGTGCTCGGCAAGGCCATTGACTCTCTGTACACCCCAATCAGGTGGCTGATCGAGAGCATCACGTGGGTTATCAACAATATGAGCTCTATCGGCTCAACGCTGGGGTTTGCCACAGACACATCAGGGTTAGCGTCACCAAGGCCCGATAATCTCGTCCCCGCTTTGGCATCTGGATCTACTTATCTCGGCGGTGACCAATCACTCCCTCCGCTTCCTAAAATCGCCGGAAGCAAGAGCTCAACAACCGTTACAAATCATAACCAGTACGACCTGACTATAAACCCTCCGCCGGGGGCAGATCCAAAAGAGATAGCCAGAGAGGCGGTGAAGGAACTTAAGCGGCAGCAGGGCATTAGTGCTCGCAGCATGATGCCTGATGGCTATGTTTTTCAGGGGTAAAAAGAAATGAACGGTCTTTCCCTCGGTCCCAGCGTGATGATGCAGCTCGGGGCCTTCCAGTTCAGCATCAGCACCGCCGCCTATCAGGAGCTGACCCGCCGCAGCGAATACCGATGGGCATCACAGGATCGCTTCGGCAAGCAGCCAAACCTGCAATACACCGGCCCTGCCAGCGAGGCGATCTCGCTGGTGGGCGTCATCTATCCGGATTACAAAGGGGGCGGTGGCCAGCTCGACAAGATGCGCCAGCTCGCCGGAGGCGGCCAGCCGCTCAATCTGGTTGGCGGGGCAGGGCAGATGATGGGCCGCTGGGTGATCGAGAGCCTGGAAGAGAAGCAGGGTACCTTCGCCGCCGCCGGCGCCCCGCGCAAGCAGGAGTTCACCATCGCGCTCAAGCGGTTCCCCGACTCGGCGACCAACCAGATCGACGCGCTCGGCAAGCTGGCCAGTGGTACCACCGCCAGCTCCGGCCTTGGCAGCTTCGCAGACGGGGCCATAGCCACAGTCGGATCGGCGATCAGCTCGATGACCAGCGCCCTCGATGCGGTGCAGAGCAAAGCAGCCGAGATCGGCAATGCGGTGGGGCCGGTGATTGCCACGGTGCAAAACAGCATCCGCACCGCCCGGGATCTCCAAAGTCAGGTGAGCAACCTCAAGGAGGCCAGCAAAAACCTGAACTCGCTGGAGAACGTGCAATCCGCCATCTATGGCGTGATGTCGGCGGCCTCGGCGGCGTCCAATGCCGGGGCGGTGGCCTCCGGCGCGGCCACCTTGCTATCCAGCACCATGACCACCACTGATCCCGAGGCGATCACCGCCGTTCGCAGCTGCACCAGCTCTTGCAGCCGGTCGGCCGTTGAATCAACCAGGGTGCATGCCGAAACATCCAACTTCAACCAGACGCTGGGGGCATGATGCAGACCTATCGCACCAGTGACGGCGACACCCTGGACTACATCGCTTGGAAGTATTACCAGACGCTCGATGGGCGGGTGGTTGAGCAGTTGCTCGATGCCAACCCTGGCATTGCCGATCTCGGCCCAGTGCTGCCCGCCGGAGTACTGGTCAATATGCCGGATATTACCCCGCAGCAGCAGGAACAAGGGGTAAGGCTGTGGAGCTGACCGATCGCATCGCGCCGACATGGCAGATCATCGCCAATAAGGCCGACATCACCACCCAGATCAGTGAGCACTTCATCAGCCTGACCCTGACCGATGCGGTCGGGTTGGAGTCTGACATGCTGGAGATCACTCTGGACGACTCGGATCCAGACCAGCCATTACTGATCCCGCCAGAGGGGGCAGAGCTTGAACTCTACCTAGGCTATGACGGGGTAAACCAGTACATGGGGCTGTTTGTGTTCGATGAGGCCGAACTGGCAGGCTGGCCGTCTCAGCTGATCATCAGGGCCCGCGCTGCTACCTACGACAAGAGCAAGGGCGGCAAGACCAACCTGCAGACCCAGAAAAACCGCAGCTGGAAGAAGGGCACCACCCTGGGCGACATGGTCAAGACCATTGCCACCGAGCACGGCATGGAGGCGGCGGTTGCGCCGTCACTGGCCACCATTGCGCTGCCGCACACCGATCAGTCTGACGAGTCAGATATCAACCTGCTGGTGCGCATGGCCAAGCGCTATGACGCCATCATCAAGCCTGCCGCTGGCAAGCTGATCCTATCCAAGCGCGGGGAGTCCCGCTCCGTCAGTGGCAAGCCACTACCACCGGTGACCATCACCGCCGGCGACTGCTCGAGTTACCGCCTGGTTAAGTCGAAGCGGGAAACCGCCGGGATGGTGGTCGCCTACTGGCATGCGGTGAAGAACTCCAAGCGTAACGAAGTCAAGGTGGGGCAGGGGGAGCCGGTGCGCCGCCTTCGCCAATACTACCCGACAGAAGAGATGGCCCTGGCCGCCGCCCGCGCAGAACTGACGCGCAGGGAGCGGGCGCAGGAGACCCTGGCATTGTCAGCAGTCGGTGACCCCGGCTATCTGGCAGAGGCGCCACTCACCACCACAGGGTTCCGGCCAGACATCGACAGCCAATGGCTGATCTCCCGTGTCACCCAATCGCTCGACTGCTCCGGCGGCTACGTCTGCGACATCGAGGCAGAGAAGCCGAATAGCGGTGAGGATCCGGATGTGGAGTTGGTGTAGTGGTCAGCCCTTACCTGACTTGGCCTTTTGGTACTGGATCATGGCGTGGACGACTGGCGCGAAGTCGGGATCTATCGTGGCATACATCTCGACAGCATCCTTCATGCTGGGGTCAACCTTGATCACCACATCCTGAGAAGGTGAGTTATCGTCCAGTGCTTTCTGGAGGTGATAGACGATTTCTGCATTCATTGAGCGTCCGTTGGCCTTGGCCTGCTCTGCAATTTTTTCACGCATGCCATCTGGCAGACGAAGCATGAATTTATCTGATGCTCTTCCTGTTGGTGCCATATTCGTTTTCGCCATTACTTTCATTTGCTTATATGAGTAACGAAAGCATACAGGCACGGTGACATACTTCAATGGAGTCACCGTGACACAATTTGTGTTGACGCGCAGCGCTTTGGTCTATACCTTTAGTGATGTCACTGTGACTTATCTTTTAGGAGGAAGAAATGGAGCAAGAAAAAATCCGAAACACATCACTGCGCCTTCCAAACGAGATCAGAAAGTGGTTGTCGCATCGGGCAGTAGACAACGGAAGAAGTGTAAACCGCGAGATCATGATGATCTTGAAAGAGGAGATGAAAAAGGAAGAGGTAGTGCAGTGAGTATCAGAAAAGTTTCGACCCCAACGGGCGCAACCGTTGAGGCCGAGAGTGTAATCCACACCAGTAAGTAAGGATTTACGGTATGACTATACAACAACATCAGCCGCAAACAAAAGTTAGTGTCACAGCAAATCACTCCATGTCAGTACCGTTCAGGGGTGACAACCTCTATCTGGTCGAGTGTGATGGTCAACCATATGTACCAATGAAGCCGGTGGTTGAGGGCATGGGGCTTAACTGGGATACACAAAGGAACAAGATTCACCGCAAGTTCAAAGGGGCGGTCGAAATAACCTTACCTTCAGCCGGTGGTGCTCAGTCCATGATCTGTCTCCAACTGCGCAAGCTGCCTGCGTGGCTTTACTCTGTACAGCCTGGGAAGGTCTCCCCAGAGATCCGCGAGAAGGTGGTTGCTTATCAGGAAGAGTGTGATGAGGTGCTGTGGCAATACTGGACGACCGGCACCGCCACCAAAGAGCAGGTGAAAAAGCAAACCTCTCGGGCCAAGGCGCTCCCAGGCGGCCTGACCGTGGAGCAGCAAACCAGCATCAAGGCACTGGTTAAGGCGCGGGTGGAGCTGCTGCCGCCAGAGAAGCAGGCCAAGGCGGCGATCACCTGCTGGTCTGCGCTCAAGTCCAAGTTCGGCATGACCTACAAGCAGATCGATCCGGATCACTTCGCTGATGCTGTGTCGCTGGTGGCAAGGATCCCGCTGGAAGGCGAGCTGATGCCAAAAGAGATCGCCACGCCGCTCGAGATCAACTATCCGCTCGATGGCTGGATGAAACAAAATGCGCTGGGTATGGGTACACAGATGGGGTATGGCGCTTGTATCCCGGCTGGCGCCCTGATCGGGGGTGATGCCAAGTCGGCCATCAACGCCCTGCTCACCGAGCTGGAGCGACACAAGTATGAGGTGTCAGCCTGCCGCGCCGAACTGCGCGCCATGAAGCACCACCTCGAATCCTACCAGCTGACGCTGGAGGATATCGCCGACAGCGCCGCCCGCATCAAGCGCCGGATCTGGCGAGAACACCACTGATAATGGTGGGCGAAAGCCCACATATCAGAATTAGTACAAAACCAAGTACAGATTAAAACTAAGCCTTTGATTTCTTATTTAAATCAAAGGCTTTTTACTGTGTTTCATAAACGTGGAAGTAGAAAGTGGGCTCAATGCCGGATTGTGCTGTTTTGCTCATATGTTCCGAGATAGGGTGTCCGGGATGGCGACGGCGCCAAAGCACCTGGGTGAGCGGTGCCCTGCACCACAATTGCCTGCATGGTAAACCATAGCGCAGGCAGAACGAAGGGCAGCTCGTCTGGCTGCTGGTTTAATGAACGCTCAAGAGCGTCGGCTCAAGGGGTCAGCATGATCGCGGATTGCATGGTGAAACATCGCACGCTCAGGTGGCTCATCGGGATGCCCCAGGGCGAGCGGCATCAGGGTATGCAGATCCAGCAGGGTGAAGTAACCGCCTTCATCGGGATACCAGCCGCCGGTGTCTATGTAGTACACATTGCCAAGGCGCGTCGGGCGGCCCACCGGGGTGTGGCCCACCACCAAGGCAACGAGATCCTCGACCCCGCTTTCGTCCAGCTGCTCGATGCGGCGCCTTGACCAGAGGCAGACGTTCTTGATGGCCCGAAGCTTCCCGCCGCTCACCCTCGCATCCAGTGTGTCCAGCAGGTCCTGCCAGGAGGAGAAGGGGCAATCGGCGTGGAGCAGCCCGACCGGGCCGGCCGGGGTGGCCACCTCGATGGCAAGGGGCAGGGGGCGGTAGTGGTCGGCGAACGCCGCCTGCTCGCCTGGGGTCAGCTGCTGAAACCAGCCGCCGCCGTTCTGGATCCAGTTCTCCCGATCGCAGCTCTCGTAACGGCAGACGTAGTCGTCGTGATTGCCACAGACAGGGTGAAACCAGGGCTTGGCCAGCCACTCGAGCACGGCTGTGCAGTCGGGGCCGCGATCCGCCAGATCCCCCACTGAGAAGAGGCGATCCCGAGCAGGATCGAACCCCGCCTGGTTCAGGGTCTGTTCCAGCCGTGAAAAGTAGCCGTGGATATCGCCGACGGCGAGATCCCGCCCCAGAGGATTGCGGGAGAAGCGTCTGATCAGCGGGGACGGGTTCAT